TAGGCGTATACGATATGGATATAGGTGGTGGCACTATTATAGATGCTAAGAACACCTTTCCCTTCTCTCTGTGGCTTGTAGCAGGACGTGTAGGTAATCTTATGCGTAAGGGTGAGACTGTAAATAAAGAGCTTATCACAGAGCTTACATCTCAACTTGCTGTTGGTCAGCTTGCTAGTGATGCACAGTTTGGTAATGACCTAACTAACATCGTTGATACTATTCTTAATCAAGAAGAAGGTGGACGTAAATTAGCTCTTAGTGGTCTAGCCAAGGCAGGCGGTAACTTCGCTGCAGGTTTCACACGCCCTCTTGATGCCGTTAATAAGCTTACTGGTTTCATCACAGAGACAGACACAGCAAAGGATGCACGTCAGGCTAAGACTGCTGGTGCAGTGTTTACTCAAAGCTCTACGAAGTACTTTGACAATATCATTGAAGCCTTCATTGGTGAGGTAGACACACTTACAGGGGAGCAACTCAATGTAGCCTCACGTAAGGGTGAGATATATGATGCTAACCCACTGGCTCGTATCTTTGGTATCACTGTTAAGAGAGGAAGAAACTCTACTGAGAAAGCCTACTCTATGGCTAACATGGCTGAGTGGACTGCTAGTGAGCGTAGCCAAATGGCAGAGTACGACAAGGTGTTTAACTCTTACCTAGCTCCTGTGTTAGAGAGGTCTACAGATAAGCTGTTGCGTGACAGGCGGTTCATTGAGGGGGATTCTGATCAGCGTAAGGATATGTTACGCAAGACTCTAACTGAAGCTAAGTCTGAAATACGTGAGTATACTAATGAGTATGCCCCAGGAAAAACACAGCTACTAGCTATGCGTAGAAAAGCTAACATGGTAGGTAGTAAGCAGCTAAGAACTAAGGCTCTACGTGCTATGAAAACTAGGTACAACTTTGAGGGGGCTGTTTCAGAGATGACATACAAGGAGTTGAAGTTCTTTATGGACTACGTTGATACTCTAGAAGACTATCTTAAGCAGTAAGACAAGAGGGGCCGCACTAAGCAGCCCCTTTTTGTTTTTATAGACCTTCTTTCATAAACACCTTGACCCACTCAGCACATATGCCACTACGCACAATGTCATCAATACCAAACTCAACTACTGGTGCATCTAACATGTACTTCTTAGAGAGATGAATGATCTTAGCTAAACCAGACGTACCCTTTAAGTCAGACTGCTGTATATCACCGTTGAGTACAATAGTACTACCTTCACCAACACGGGTGAGTAGCATCTTGATCTCTGGTATATCAATGTTCTGTGCTTCATCTACTATAATGAATGCATCATCAAAGCTACGCCCACGCATGAGCGCCAGTGTTGCTACTTCGATGTTACCCGCCTTCAGTCCCGTATCTACAGCACCACGCCCTAGATGTTTCACCAGTACGTCTAACACAGGTAACGCCCAAGGCTGGGCTTTCTCTTCAAGTGTACCTGGCAGGAACCCAATGTCTTTACCTACAGCTACATGGGGCCTAGTGATAACAATCTTGTCTATCTCTTTTAGGATGTACAAGTCTGCAGCACATGTGGCTGTAACGTAGGTCTTACCAGTGCCAGCAGGGCCAAGGATCAACACCTGTTTGCTACTGGCTATGGCATTAATTAGCTTGGCTTGGTTATCTGTCTTAGGTACAATGCCAGAGGTAGGCTTAGAAGAGGCTCCCTTGTAAGTTGTCTTCCTTCGGGATCGGGTTGGCTTCTTTGGTGGCTCTAGTGTATCCGTATTCATTTAAGTTATCCAGTATTGTTATTGCCTGTTCTACCGACAGTTTAAACCACTCTCCCTTGGAGTCAAGCGACAAAGGTAAGGCCCTTGTGTGTGCCTCTTTCTCTGACTTACGCCTATCATTAGATGCAACAGAATGCTCTAATATAAAGTCACGCATAGGGCTACTTGTTTGATAACCGTTTAGCCTGTCCTCTGCATCAATAGCCATACCTATCTTAACCCACTCAGGCCATGCTTTATTAGTTATGACGTAGACGTAACCCTCTTTGATAGAGTCTAACTTATAAGTACCAGCAAAGGCTGCGTCATTAAACGTCTTGTACCTTCCTGGTTTATATAATGGGTGTGTTGCCTTTATATACTTACCATTCACATACATTCTTTTAGGGTTGGTAACTAGCCCCATCTTACTGTGGCATGGTATACATCTATAATGTTTCTTTTTCATCATAGGGGTGTACCAGTTTGTACCTGCCTCTAGAACGACATCACACATTAAACAGTTTTTTATCAACGATCATCTCCTTTTAGTAACTCCTTTAGTTCTGTATATCCTCCAATCAATTCACCTTTAGGTCCAAATATCTGTGGTACTGTAGTCATGCTAGTCCTCTTAAGTAAGGTTAGTACCCACTTAGAGCTAGGCGAATGTACGTTATATTCTGTGTAGGGAAAGCTTTTACCCTTTAAGATAGCCTTGGCAGCATCACAGAAGTTGCATTGCTCACGAGTTATGATAGTATACATCTTGTCTCCTAGAGTTAGGTAAGCAGTTTAGCCACTTGCTTAGGTGTTAGTATTACTCTTCTGGTGTTGAAGGCAGAACATACTCTATTGCTTGTTCTACTACAGGTGTAGCTACTTCAATTGCTTGTTCTACTACAGGTGTAGCTACTTCAACTACTTTATTGGCTGTAGGTATTACAACCTCCTCTGTTACACCCATAGTTAGGATGGCTGTAAAGAGGACCATGGCTAATGATTCTAACATGTTTTACTTCCTTTATGTTTATACTAGGTCTACGATTTCACAGGAGTCACCTGAACACGCTAATGTCTGGCTACCTGCAGTGTTGTCTTCACTTTCATACTCTGAAAGCTTAGTCCAGTCAATAGACTTTGGCATTAATGATTTAAGCATTGTATAGTCACTCTTGCCGCAGTCTTGGTAAGGGGCTTGTTGGTACGTATGATCATTGAATGGCAGGAATGATACGCCTGACATCTCATCAAAGTACTTGTACACAAAAGCACCTACTTCAAACCACTCATCATTCTTCACGTTAATAGTGACAGATGGTTTGTGTTCACACCAGTTACGCTGGTAGGCTAACCACATTTCAAGCTGCTCAATAGCAGACATGTCAGCAGTACATACTGCACCAGCAGGGGCTTTCATAGGAAAGCTAAACACTGTAGTCTGGTCAGGCTTGAATACCTCTGGTGCATTAGGGACGCCTTGATCCTTCATGAACTGTGTTAGAGGATCTTTGTTGTCACCGCGTACAGTACGAATATAATAGGGTGAGTGCCTAGCGTGAATACCGCTACTGGAATCAACCAGTTGTGATACCGTACCCGAAGGTTTAACACAGCTGATAGCAGCAGACACAGGGATGCCAAGGCGCTCAGCCCACTCAGCATTAGTAGTAACAGCGACAGACTTAAGATGCTCAAGTGTTTTATCCAATCCTCTGTTCTTTAGTGTCATTAGGGGGTTATCCATAATACCTGTGAGTGACACACCTAACAGACGTTCAGCTTCAGTGTTTGTCTGCCAAAGCTTACGCAAGTAAGGCATCTTAGTGAAGGTAGCCTGAATTGTACCTAAGATGGTAGCAAGACGTACTTTCTCTGATAGAGTATCTAAAGTATCTGTAGCTCGTACTACTACCTCTGTTAAATTACAAAACTGATATGGGCGTAAAATTATTTCTGAACATGGATTAGTTCCAAAATCATAGTTAGGATCACGTCTACCATTCTTAGCTGCTTGCTTCTTAGATGCTTCACGGTTGAAGATGCCACGCTCACCTGAGCCAGACTCAACCAGAGACATCCACTCACGCATAAACGACAGGCTGTCAGGCTTCTCAGTGTAGGATACAGAGTTGTTAGCCAAGGCACGTTGTGGATTGTTCTCCCACCATGAGCCTGACTTAGCTGTACGCATACGATCATCTGATAGATTACTCAATGAAATCATAGCACTACGCCGTACACCACCTACCACGACTACTTCACCAATCTTACACATGATGTCGTGACACTCAACAGATGAAAGCTTACGCCCTTCTGCTTTCTTAAATGTGTTGATAGTAAAGTTAAATAGGTCTACAAGTGGTGCTGGGCCACTAGCCCTACCACCAAACGTTTTAAGCGGTGCACCAGCTGCACGTACTTTAGATACGTCCCACGTTGGGATCTCACCACTATATAGGAGCGCAATCAATTGACGCAAAGACTTAGCCCACCCCTCCTTACTATCCCTGACAACGATGTTAGTCTCGCTCTGGAAGAGTTGAGGCACCTCTGGAAGCTTAGTGATGAACTGCCTCTCTACACTAAAGCCCACGCCAGTGCCACAGAGGAGAATGAACATAGCCTCATCGAAGGACTTAAGGTCATCTACGGGTAAGAAGCTACAGTTATACATACAGGTGTTGTCACGCTCTGCTGCTGAACCTGCTGTCATTAAGCTACGCATAGAAGGCATTACTTCTAGGCCCAAGATAGCTTGTTCTAGTTTATACTTTGTCTCAGGGTCAACTAAGTCGCGGATGATATTTACTGAATAACGTGTTACTGTATCATCCCATGACTCACGTCCTGTGCCTTCATGGTACTTAGCATACCGTGACTTGTGAATAAATGATTGGTAGTCTGTTGGTAGTTGATTACTCATTTTTGTTTAACCTCTATATGTTTTATCTCTGCGCCATCTATGTCGTATATCATGTCTTGGATTAGTTGAGTAACTACTTCCTCGTACATCTCTTCTGCTATAGGCAGGATATTATCCCGCTCATCTACATCTAGTGTCATTCTAATATCAAACTTCATGCTGCCTTATCCAGTAAATCTCTAAGGTCAGGCTTCTTGTAGTTTGGCCCCTTCATAACCTTGCCATCTTCACGTAAGATAGGACTTCCTTTGCTGTCTAGCTTAGACATGTTGCTATTATGTACACGGGCAAAAGCTTCCATGAATACATTAGCACTATACTGTTCTAAGCCACTGTCTAGCATACGACTAACCGTTCCTTGCTGCTTAATAACTTGTTCACGCTCCTCTTTACGCATAAGCATACCTACATGATCAGGAGCAGTGAGCGCTAAGCCTGTAGATACATATAACAGATCACAAAGTTCTTTCAAGTGCTCTACCGTACCATACTTCTCAGCCATTAGCTCTTCTAATTCTTCATCAATCAGCTTAACCCACAAGCGAGGGTCAAGAGATCCACTAAAAGCTGTAATAAACTCAGCCACTTGCTCATGTGGTTTCTGAGGTTGCATTGCTTCTATATCGTCTTGACTAATCATTTGTGCTTCTCTTTCATTGCTTCTAACATTTTGTTTAGATACCACTGTGCTTTCTGCATGTCCTCTAGTGGGTTCTGCTTGTAACGATACCTGTGTTGATACTTTATGAAGTTACCGTGACAATACGCAATGAATCCTTCTAAGCCTAGTACCTGCTTGATGTAGTCTATGCACTCTACGCCACCACCAAGATTGTAATGCGCTGGCCTGTTTACAGGGTCATAGCTATTGTCTTCTTCTAAGTCATCCATACTAGCAGTCTCCTTTTGTCTTAGTCCACTTGTCTATTGTGTAGACGTTACCCACTTTAGTTACACTCTCTTTGTTATCTTGTACTCCACCAACTATGTCAAGGCCCAAAAGCTCATTTCTTCTCATCTCTACAATGTCATAGATTTCAGGGTGGTCATCTGATACAGAAAGAAAAGCTGTCATCATAGTTAATACTTCTACCATGTGTCCCATAACTTCTAAAGGTACATCACCATCTGAGTTCATGACCATGTTAGTTTTTATCTCACCATCCCAGCCATCTGCTGCATCCCAATCAATAGCTTGGATAATTAAGGCAACCTCACCTGGAGCTATTATTAGTGCATCGTTGCCTGTCTTAGGTCTATCGCCCATTAACTTCTCCTCTTTTCTTTAAGGGGTATTCTTTCTGCTAGTATAGGCTTACCCCTTTCTTTAAGCCACTCTTTAGGAATAACTCTATGAGACCATAGTATGTTATTTTTGTCACACCACTCAAAGTATCTAGACTTAGCACCCTTGTACAGCTTAGCCTTAGCATTGCTAAACACAAATCGTATGTCTAGCTCTGGGTGTTGCTTCTGTATCTCTAGGTGTTTTCGTCTGTCATCACTATCAAAGATACCCTTCGATTCTATTATGATGCCATTGTCTAGCAAAAAGTCTGGGGTATAGGTTCTATATCTTAAGTCTTCCCACTCAATCTTTAGAGACTCGTACCTAACTTTCTTCTGGTTATCTTTGAGTACCGCAGCAATGTCTTTCTCTAAACCGCTGCGGTATCTTCCTTTATTGTGGAACTTCAATGTGTACGTAGTCTACCATTGGTGGCTCCTTAGCCTTAGACATTACAGAGGGAAGAGTCTGTAACTGAGGCCAACAACGTTGTTTGTAATCACAGAAGCCACAGGCTCTACTAAGCTTTATGTTGCCTGTAGGCTTCTTATAGAAGGTCTCAGGCTCTGCCTCAAAGCAACGCTTGAAAGGTTTGTCTTCGTCAATGTAAGCTACAGTAGCCTTCATCTCATCTAAGACTTTCTCTTTGTCTACGTTAGCTGCAGAGACA